TAGAACAAGATGGGATGAAGAGTATAAAGAATATACACATGAATTTGAAGATGTGTATGAGCTTTATGAAATAGAAGGTAAAAAAATGTTTGATAAAGACAGATGGGGCAATGAACCTCAACCTATATATGCTGTAAGATGCTGGTGCACTACTACTAATAGAGAGTATTGGTTGTATGTACCAAGAGAAGCAGCATTAGGAGATAGATGGTGGCAAAATAGTCAAGATGGAGCAATTCCTGATGCTATTAGAGCTATAGCTTGGACCATCCGTGTTTCAATTACAGATCCTGAAAAAATATATAGACAAGGAGATATTATAGTGGTAAAAGAAAGTTCTACTTCTGTAGAAACAACTCCTTATCATTTAACAAAAGAGCAATATCTTTCATTAATAACAAGTGAAACTTAACTTATAAAATTATGAATTACTCATTCTTTTAATTTAGTAGGGGAAGCTGCAGCTTTTTGCAAAGTAAGTAATAGTACTATAAAATCAGCAGCTAAAGGAACTATTAAAATAGTTAATAAACAATTTAAAATTAAATATTATGAACCAGAAAAGTAAACGTCTTATTTTAGGACAAGGAGAAGGTAGGGATGCTACAGGTCAAATTAAAAAACATGTGTTAGATAGTAAATCTAATATAGAGTATGATACCACTACAGACAGTATAACTTTTATGCTGAAAGACATGGGTATTCTTACACATGATGAACATGATAAGATAGTGTTTCCTAAAGGGAAGTATAAATCATATAATCAAGTGGAGTGGAACCCTTTTTCAAATGACGTTCAACGTGTTTTTGATTAATTATGAAAAAAAGAGAACAAGTCCAGGCTGATGCTTTAACTATAGCATTAAAGCATAATCGTTGTACTACAGCATTGAGCATGGGAGTTGGTAAAACTCTTATTGGTCTTAAATATATCAATCATTTTCAGGGGTTAAATAAGAAAGTAAGGGTGCTCATAGTAGCACCCAAGCTTTCTATATTTGATAGCTGGAGATCAGATGCTCAAAAGTTTGGTATAAATATAAAAAATGTAGAGTTTACCACTTACTTATCTTTGAATAAACAAGATTGTCAGAAATATGACATTGTTATATTAGATGAAGCTCATTCTCTTTTAGAATCTCATTTGAACTTTTTAGGATGCTACACTGGTAGAATACTTGGACTTACAGGTACACCACCGAGATATCAGGATTCTATAAAAGGTAAAATGATAAATCAATTCTGTCCAGTTAAGTTTAAATACATTACAGATGAAGCCATAGAAGATGATATTCTTAATGACTATAGAATTATAGTACATAGAATGAGTCTTTCACACGGTAATAATGTTCTTGTTAAACTTAAAGACAAAGAATTCTATACATCAGAAGTTAAGAACTATAACTATTGGTCAGAACGTGTATATGAAGCTACGGGTCCAAAACAAAGACAGATAACATCTATAATGAGGATGAGAGCATTAATGGATTTTAAAACTAAAGAACACTATGCTAAAAAGCTTCTAGAAGACATTGATGAGAAGTGTATACTATTCTGTAATACACAAGATCAAGCTGATAGAACATGTAGTCATTCTGTACATTCTAATAATCCAGAAGCAGATGAAAACTTACAGATCTTTAAAGAAGGAACCATAGATAAACTTTCTTGTGTATTACAACTTAATGAAGGTGTAAATATACCTGAGCTTAGAGCAGGTATTATAATGCATGCTTATGGTAATGAACGTAAGAGTAATCAACGTATTGGTAGGTTATTAAGACTCAACCCTGATGAAACAGCTACAATACATATACTTTGTTATAAAGACACTATAGATGAGCAATGGGTGGATGAAGCTCTTAAGGATTTAGACCAATCTAAAATTAAATACTTTGATGTATGAATCACTTAAATGGTAAATATAAAAAAGAAAAAGGAATTCTTAAACCAATATCTATAACAGATGCAAAACAATATGAAAAGTTTGTTTCTAAGCTACCTGACGGAGCTATTGTAGAATTCTTTTATGAAGAACATCATGATGATGGTACTTTACCACAGCTGGCTAAACTTCATGTAATGCTTAAACAATTGTCTATGCATATTGGAGAAACAGTTGAGAATATGAAGCTATTAGTAAAAGATAGGGCTGGACTATGTATAGCAAGAGAAGTTAGTGGTAAAGAGTATTTCTTAGCCAAATCTTTTGCAGAATGTTCAAAAGATGAACTATCTCTGGCTATACAAGCAGCAATAGAATTAGGAGAACATGTAGGACTTATTCTGGGATGATATCTTCAACATTATTTTCATAAACAAACCCTTGTTCTTCTGCTTTTAGTTCAAGTTCTTTTAACAGAACAGATAGGGCTGTTAAAGGTTCCATCCAATCTTCGGTGAAAGCTTGTTTAGTTTCAGCTAACTCCTTATATAATTTAAGATCTTCTTCAGTCAAATCTTTAATGATGAACATTAACATCTGCTGAAGCTTTTGCATAAAGCCAGTACTGATTTTAATATCAATAATAGCGTCACTTTTAATCATTTTAACTGCTGACATATTCTTATTTTGTAACAAATTTAATACACTTTTTGTGACAGAACAAATAAACTTAGAAGAAATCAAACTCAAGCTAGTAGAAAGATTGAGACCTTCAGGCTGGGCTGACAAGCTTAAAGGTTTTGTGCAAAGCTCAGACTTTGATAAAATACTAGAAACTTTATATAAATTAAGAGAAGATGGAAAGAGATTTACACCTCCCCTAAAAGTAGTGTTTAAAGCATTTGAAGAATGTCCCGTGAATAAACTAAAAGTTGTTATGATAGGACAGGATTAAATAAATTTTGTTTTTTAATAAAAATTTTTATATATTATATTATAAAGACCCTTACACCAAAATAATATAGTATATGGAACAAGCTAAACTTAAAAATTATAATCCAGAAAATAACACTAGAAAATGTAAAAAATGTACAAATTGGAAAGATTTATCACAGTTTTCAACTAGAGTTTCTAAATTAAAAAAAAATATTCAATACAGAGAAGTTTGTAAAGAATGTTCAGTAAATAATATTAGAAATACTAAGTATAGTACTCCTTCTTATAGAAAAGCTTTAAGAGTAATTGATTCAAGAAAAATAATGTTGAGTCATGCAAAAAAAAGAGCTTTAGAAAAAGGATTAGAATGTACAATTACTGTAAACGATATAATAATACCAAATATTTGTCCATTTTTACAAATTCCTATTTTTGTATGTACTTCTGAAATAAGTGGAAGACATGGTCCATGTGACAATAGTCCTTCACTTGATAGATTAGATAATACAAAAGGATATATTCCTGGAAATGTTTTAGTTGTTTCTTTTAGAGCAAATTCATTAAAAAAAGATGCTTCTATAGAAGAATTAGAGCTTTTATTAAAAAATTTAAAAATGGTCCTGTATAAATCGGGTGAATTGCTGGAACTCCACCAAACTAATATGGACAATCAGCAGCCAAGTTTAGAGTTAAATGCTCTTTGAAGGTTCAACGACTAGGAAAATGAAACTAAAAATAAATAAAATAAAAACAGGAATTAGGTTTACTATTAATTTAGGTTAAACTTGTGCCATGCAGTAATTTAATTACATAAGAAAACCAAGTTACGGGTTGATTGCCTGAATAACCCTTTATTTTTAGAATATAATTTTTCCCACGAGCTCCCGACAATGTATAATGAAATACATTGATGATATAGTCTGAGCTTACACAATGGTAAAGTGTAAGAAATAGAAGATAAAGAACTTCTATGATAACAAACTGCCTTATAGCCACTTTGGTGTAGCTGACGGTCTAGCATTTTCTTGTAGTAATACAATGAAATCACAACCTAGTATAAGAATAATCTTTGAAGCTCTTAATGAAACAGTATTTGGTGGTTTACCTATAGAGAACAATGTAAATTTAATAAGATGGGCTAATCAAGGAGTGTTGCTTCTTAATTCAGCTCTTACATGTCAAATAGATAAGCCAGGCTCACACACTGCTATATGGAAAGACTTTGTAGCATATGCTATGGATATTCTTAACTATACAGACTCTGGGTTAATTTTTGTACTTATGGGCAAACAAGCTCAAGAATTAGAAGGACTGATAGGTGAGCATCATTATATTATTAAAACTGCTCATCCTGCATCAGCTGGATATTCTGGTACAAAGTGGGACTGTCAAAACATGTTTAATGAAATAAACAGAATTATTATTGGTCAAAATGGATATGATTATGCAATCAAATGGTGATGTTGTAGATATAGAAAAATTAAGAGAAGCTTATAATAAAGCTGTAGAAGAAAAACAAGATCAATTCATGTTTAATGATCTTCCTCTTCTTACAATGTATGTAAAATATTTATTAGAATATATTGATTCACAAATAAAAACCCCTTAATATGGCAATTCAAAAAGTTGACTTGACAGTCTCTCTATTAGTAAATGACCTTAATGAAGGTTACTCATGGTTCAAGAAAGATGATCTTGGATATGGAAGTATAGAAAGTAAATATGGTGCTAATTCTGCACAAATTATGGCTATCAAAAAACATCCTGCTCTTAAAGATGCAGAGACTAATATTATAATCTTTGATATTATAGACGACACTAAGAATGATGATACCTCCAAAAAATCCACAACTACCAAATCAACATCAGCTATGGAACAACCAGTGGCACCTGTGGTCAGTGAGAGAACAAAGGTGGATCTTATTGAAACAACCCTTGAAGCAGCAGACATCTTTGCACAACTATAATACTATGAGTAGTAAATCAACAAGACCTAGTCCTTCACATAGTGCAACATCATTTGCTGTAGGTACACAAGCCTTAGGTAATGATGGTAGATGGTGGAAAGTAACAGCTAATAGTGCAGGGGTACAAAGATGGATACCTACTAATATAGCTCCTATTATAAGTAAATCTGGTAAAAGCTCACTACTAGCCTATAAATTTGGTGTAGGAGATACAGTGAGAATAAAATCACATGGAAGAGGTGTTTCTCCTGAAGATGTAGGAAAACTAACTACAATTGTAGAACTAGGAGAGTATACTGGTTTTCCTGGTTATAGAGTAGATCATCCTGCATTAGGAAACAGTATATGTGGTTTTGCTAATGGAATGATAAAAGAAGATTCATTTGAATTAGTAAATACATTTAAACAAGACATAGAACAAGTAATTACACAATCAATAAACAAAAAACCCCTTAAAATGGCAAAAGTAAAGTCTATTACAAAAAGAACAACACAGGAAGTAAGAAACATTGAAACTTCCTTGATTAACAAAGAAGAAGTATTCAAGATGTTAGCATTAGCAGAAGCAACAGGGCTTCCTTGTTTGTTAATTGGTGAACCTGGGGTTAATTCCAACTAAATTTTGTAAAGTCTTGTAAATGTTGTATTTTTATAGTGTAGATAACATCAAAAACTATATTATGAAAGTACAAAGAAAATGGAACAAAGTTCCAGGAATTTACAAGATTACAGTAAAAGGAAAAAATAAAGAATATTTTTACATTGGTAGTAGTATCAATCTTTACGAAAGATTACATAACCATAAAGTAAATTTAAAAAGAAATACACACACCAATCCTATTATGCAGAATTTGTATAACAAGTATGGATTAGAAGCTTTTAGTTGTGAAATACTAGAAGAATGTCAACAAGAAATTCTTACACAAAAAGAACAATCTTATATCGACTTAACTAATCCATATATAAATATTACAAAAGAAGTAATTAGAAACACTCCTTCACCAGAAACATCTAAAAAAATTGCATCTACTTTAAAAGAAAAAAGAAAAAAAGGTGTCATAAAACACACAGGAACTCCTTGTAAAAAAGTAGATGTAT